ATCGCCAGATTATTGAGAGTTTGTTGGTTGATACTTTCAATATCACTGATGAGGATCGTGAGCAAGGTAAAAAAGTTCGTGCTTTCTATCAAGCATATACTTTCAAAATCTTGCAAGGCAAACGGTTGAGTGAGTTTGACAACACCGTTATGTTGATTGCCAATCGTGATGTTATCACTAGCGCATATGATGTGGCAGTCATTGCTAGTTTGCCATCATGCTATGAACGTGGTGTTGTACGTCAGTCAGTAGACCAACGTGTTAGTTTTGCTACAGGTGGCTTTATTGGTAAAGCTAATGACAAAGTGTCCGTTGCTATTGAGGTATTGAAATCAATTTATTCACAAAAGTGGATGACACATTACATTACCGGTATCACTAGTGATGACCAAGTTGTGTTCTTTGCTTATAAGAGTGAACTGCCAGTTGGTAAAATGTTTGACATATATGGAACTGTTAAGGCACATCGTGATACTACAACCCAACTTAATCGTGTAAAGGTGATTATATGAATCAAGCATTGATTGCAGAGTTAAAGGCAAAATGTATCGTCCGTGAAATGCGTGGTACCAATGCGTTTGACAATTATATGGTTGATCGGTTTGATACTGAAAAGTTTGCAGAACTGATTGTAAGAGAGTGTGATCGGTATGCCTGTAGTGTATGGGAACACGGTCCGTTGTTAGGTAGAGACTTGCTTATACATTTTGGAATTGTGGGGTTGAATGATGAATAAAGATATTGAAAAACTTTTTAAACAAGCCAATGGCTATGTTGAAACTGATGATAAAGGTAATCGTTCTACATATACATATGATTTTGATCCTGATACTTTTGCTAGTTTGATTATTGAAAATTGTGTTCAAACATTAGTCAATCATGGCTATACAGATGCGGCAACTGTTTTACAAACAGAGTATGCTGAGGATTGGCAAAAATTAGAATTTCCGGAGATTTAAAATGACAAAATTATTAGTAGGATTTATTCTTGGTATCGTTGTTTCAACGGTTGGTTTTAGCGGTATCGCTAAGATGGCCGACAACGGTGTAGAGAAAGTTAAACAGGTAACTGTTGAACAAGCTAAGTGAAATATAAACGTAAAAAGGTGGAGGATATTATGGGATTAGATATGTATGCTTATGTTGCCAGCAGAAAAGGGCAATACAATGAATTCTACGAAAACGCAGAATTTGATGGAACAACAAATGAGTTTGAAAGTGAAACAGTTACTAAGCCGATTGAGCTTGCTTATTGGCGTAAGCATCCTAGGCTCCATGGTTGGATGGAACAATTATGGATTGAAAAGGGTCGTCCAAGAGAAAGTGTTGGTTGGCCTATATTCAACGGCATTGAACTTGAACTAACATGGGATGATTTGGATAACCTTGAAGGTGCTATTCGTCATGGTCAACTTCCAGATACAGAAGGTTTCTTCTTTGGCAATCCTGCTGACAATCATTACTATGAACAAGACCTTGAGTTTGTAAACAATGCTAAGGCAGAAGTGTTCTTAGGATTAAAAGTATTTTACAATAGCAGTTGGTAAATAAATACCCCATAGGGGGTAAAATATGGACATACTTAAATCAATAATTATCACACTACTAGTAATCCTAGGAATGGTTTGGTTTATACGAGAGGGTACTGATGATCCTGATTATGTTGTCCTAGAGTATCAATGTTCCAAACTAGATATGTATGAACAGGTGCCTGATCAGGCATATGAAGAATGTAATAAACGTAGGACAAAATAATGGCTATCTTATATCGTATCAAACCCGTAGACAAAAAATCAGTTGAAGCATTCTATGATGTTTATAAAAAAATGCCCGATGGTACTATCCGTGGTTGGAGTGTATTTGAAACATATCGTTGGGGTCAAGGGTTCGTAGAGAATGAGGATGAGTTACCTTTTAGTGATGACAAGTATCATTGTGTAGATCCTACAATTGGGTGGGGATGTGAACTTGATGACCTTTGTGCATGTTGGTTTGAATTTGACGAATCCTTTACTGATGAGGAGAAGGAAGAAATCGAACAACTATGGGCGAACGGTGATCCAAATGATGCATATGAGCGTTGTGGTGCAGCCTGGCTATATGACTATAGTGATTGGGAAGTTGAAGAAGATACTATTACTATTTTTGGTCCGTTTGTAGTTGACAAAATTGACGAGGACGTGTATAATGAGAGTATTGAAACAGTAGAACTTAAACCCCGTCCACCTTTTGTCGCAACAACTGCGTGGCCATTCTCAGGATAAAATATGAACGAACGAATTCGAGAACTTATCAATCAGGCTACTGAATGTTATAGTAACGGACAAGAACGAACATTTGACAAAGAAAAGTTCGCCGAGTTGATTGTGGCAGCAATGTTGCAGACTTGTGAGGATCATCCTGCTTGGACTGGTCGTATGATTGGTGAACAGATTAAACAACATTTCGGAGTTGAAGAATAATGTCATGGTATAAGAAATTGTTACTTATAATTATAGCCCCATTTGTTATTGGTGCTTGGTGTATTATGAATCCACGTAAAGTTTGGGAACAGGCTAAGAAAGATTTTGGAGTTACAGAATGAGTGCAAGTTGGATTAACAAATTAAATGAATCAGATAGTCGCCTGCATAAGGAAGATGTACTCAGACAAGCATTAGAGGCAAGTGTCCTAGGCAGCACTAATAGCCAAGTATTTCTGGGCTTGACTAAGGCTTGTTATAATCCCTACGTTACATTCGGTGTGCGTAAGGTTCCTGATACAGTTGGTATTATTGATGCAGAGAATCCTTGGGGTGATTTCAATGAACTATTACTTCAGTTAAGTCAACGTAGACTAACCGGTAATGCCGCACTTGATGCTATTAATGATATCAGTGAACGTTTTGATAGTGTTGAATGGAATACATTCTGTGCCCCTGTCATTCGTAGAGACTTACGTGCAGGTATCAGTGACAAAACAATTAACAAGATCACCAAGGGTACTGACTATGAGATTCCAATCTTTGGTTGTCAACTTGCTACTAACAGCGAGGGACGTCCAGAGATGAAGGGAATGAAACGCCTTGAGCCTAAGTTAGATGGTGTTCGTGCATTGTTCACTGTTATCCCTAGTGACTTTGGTATTACTGTAGTTTGCTATAGCCGTAATGGTAAAGTGTTTGACAACTTTGGTCATATTGAAGATCAGATTCGTAATAACTTTGTTAATATTGTTCGTGCGTGTAAAGGTGTTGACCAAGGTCGTAGTTTAGTTGACGGCTTTGTACTTGACGGTGAAGTGATTGGTAATACATTCCAAGAACTTATGCGCCAAGCACGTAGGAAAGACAACGTGCAGGCAGAAGATAGTGTGTTCACTATCTTTGATATTATTCCACTACAAGACTTCCGTCGAGGACATTATAATGCTCAACTACGTAAGCGCATTGCATTACTTGATGCTATTCGCCCTGTAGTTGATTACAACAATATGCCTAGTGTTGAACTGTTGCCGCACATTATGGTTGACTTAGATACGGCCGCAGGTAAGGATCAACTTGAACGCTATGCTAAGGATAATGTCAACGCAGGGTTCGAGGGCATTATGATTAAAGAATTAGAAGCTCCATATGTCTGTAAACGTAGTACTGATTGGATGAAATGGAAGCCAACATTAACCGTAGACTTGGAGGTCGTAGGTGTTGAAGAAGGAACTGGTAGAAATTTGGGAAGACTTGGAGCACTTGTTTGTCATGGAGTTGACGACGGGAAAGAAATTACAGTCAATGTGGGTAGTGGCTTTAGTGATACTGATAGAGATGACTATTGGAATAACCGTAATTTGGTCATTGGTCGTACTGCTGAAGTCTTATGTGATGTGATTACACAAAATCAAGATGGGACTTACAGTTTGCGTTTCCCCAGATTTGTTCGTTTCCGTGATGACAAGTGATATAATTGAATAATAGGAAAAACATGAAAATTAAAGACTTAACAGAATCAACAAACATTCAAGCACTTGCACAAATTAGTGACAAGGCTCTTGATGATGCTTATCATTATGGAAGAAGCACTCCAGGAAATACATTTGGTTGGCTTGCTAACATTGAATCAGCCAAGGCAGCGGCACAATTGATTAATAAAGGTGTAACCAATATTGAAGTTATTGCGGATGCTATTCACGATGGATGGAATATTACAGCAATGGCTGATTATAACGGTCAATTAAATTTAGATACTCCTACTCCTGATGATAAGAAAATAAAACGTTATAAACTAGCGCAACAATCTTATGCTCAATTACCAGAGGATGAGAAAGAAAAAGATCGTGTAGTGGCCCGTGCATTACTTAACGCAATTAAAGGAGAAAATAATGGTAACAATAGTTAAACACGAATGGCATCA